GCCTGTATTACCCCCAAGCAGGCAGAACCAAACAGAACCAAACTTGGTTCAACCAAAATTAGATCAGGGTGGTCATGTTCGGCCCAGACTTGAAACGGCGCGGAGGGGGGATAGTGAGGGGTCGCATGGTCCGGCCGCTGCGGTGTGGTTGCGTGATGTTTATGGGATGACGCTTAGGCCGTGGCAGGCGTACGCGTTGGATCGTGCCCTCGAGTATGACAAGGATGGCCTCATTTGGGCGAGCGTGATTATTACGGTCGGTCGGCAGTCCGGTAAGAGCTGGTTATCGCGTGCCGTGTGCATGTGGCGCCTACACAATGCGGAGTTATTCGGTGAACCGCAAACCATTATCCACGTTGCCAATAAGCGGGAGACCGCTATGGAAGTTATCAGGCCGGCAATGCAATGGGCCGTAGAAACGTACGGCAACAAAGCAGCCAGGTGGGGCAACACCATGGCAGGTATTAACCTGCCGACTGGTGATCGTTGGATTATTCACGCCGCGAACGAATCGGCCGGCGTTGGCTATTCCGCGGGAATGGTGTTTGCGGATGAGGCGTGGAAAATTGAACGGCGCGTAATTGAGGATTCACTCGCCCCGACAATGGCCGAAAGAAACCAACCCCAATTGTGGCTAGTGTCAACGGCCGGGGACTCATCGTCGGAACTAATGCTCACAGCTCGAGCCCGGGCCATAGACAACCTAGACACACCGACGTCGGAGCTGCTGCTTGAATGGAGTGCGCCACCGGACGCAGACCCCGACCTAGTCTCGACCTGGCAATGGGGCTCGCCGGAGTGGTCAGATAAGCGAGAAAAGTTTCTACGCCAACAGTGGGAGCGGATCGACCCCGGAGCATTTAAACGCGAATACCTCAACCAATGGATCGTAAAAGACAACCATTGGATGGGCTCCGGCGTGTGGGACACATGCGAGGATCCAGAGCTGTTGCCCGACCCGGCCCAGCATTGGGCCGTGGCGTGTGAGTCAGACTTTGACGGAACCTCTCACGCTGTCGCCATTGCCTGGGTAACCGGCCAAAACCTCATCGGCGTCAAGGTCACCACCCACCGGACCATTAAAGATGTTGACGAGCGTCTAGCCGAGATACGCGCCCTAAACCCTGACCTACATGTGGCTATTACGCCGTCATATATCGACCGACTAACCTCACACTCTGATGCGATCGTCGGTCAGCGTGAGGCCCAGATCGCTACCCAGGTGATGCTCGACGCGTTTAACCGGTGCACGATTCGGCACGACGGAGACCCAGCGCTACTTGATCAGTTCACGCGCTCGACTATCAGCAAGCGGTCCGGCGGTTGGGTGTTGTCATCGGTGGCCGGATCCGGTGGCGTCTATGCGGCGCGGGCCGTAATGTTCGCCCTGGCACAAATAACTAAACAGCCGAAACCCCGACCGATGATCTACTCGAGGACCGCAACACGCCGATAACCCCGACATCCCACAACACTAGGTGGAGTGTGCTAAGCGGGTAATAATACGGGTGTGGCTCTACTCTCCCGTGGGCTCCGACTGGTCGGAGCATCCCAAGCGATCTCTAACGATGTCCAGGCAGCGTCAAAGATGGTCGCGGATGCTCCGACAGTCCGGGAAGCTAACGCCCTCCTAGCATCTATCACGGCGTCCGGCCCCTATCGGTCGGTAATCTCTAGCGCGTACCAGGTCCCGGCGTATGTCAAAGCTCTAAAGACTTATAGCCACACAATCGCCACATTCCCACTTAGGGAGTATGTCGGCATCGACCAGGTGGTCGCCCGCTCATTTCTCAATCAGCCGTCAACGATTGGCACGTACTGGTCACAAATGACCCGCCTAGTTGAGGACTTGCTCCAATACGACACCGCGTATTGGTACGTCACATCGAGGACGTGGGACGGATTCCCCGCAAGTATTGAGCGGATGCCCTTTACGGAAGTGAGTTTGCAGAACCCTAACCCGTTCGCCGATATCCAATTCCAGGTCCCACTAGGGACCGTGTGGTGGAATGGCCTAATGATCCCGGGCTCCGAGGTCATCAGGTTCGACGGCGACGGCCTAGGCGGTTGGCTAGTGACCGGCGCCGCCGCGATCAACACCGCCGCGGCCTTGGAAGCGGCTACGCAGCAAATGGCCGAATATCCACTACCACAAATAGTCCTGAAAAATAACGGCGCAGACCTACCGGCTACCGCGGTCGACGCGTTGCTTGATGCGTGGGAGACCGCTAGACAATCGAGGACCACCGCGTACGTGAACTCGACGATCACGACGGACGCTATGGGATGGAACGCGGCCGACCTACAGCTGGTCGCGGCGCGTGAGGAATCGGCCCTAATGATGGCGCGGCTATGCAACCTTGACCCCGTATGGGTCGGCGCTGGCGTCCCGTCCGGATCACTTAACTACTCAAACCGCGTCGACTTATACCGGCAGTTACTTGATCTATCTTTGTCACCCATCATGGCCGCTATCGCGCAACGTTTATCTATGAACGATGTGACGCCGCGGGGCCGGGAAGTTAAGTTCGATACAACAACATTCTTGCGCTCAAACCCTGCCGAGATCAGCGCACTAGCGACAGTGCTTATCCCGCTAGGCGTTCTCACTCCTAACGAAGTCCGCGGCCTACTCGACCTCCCAGATTTGGAAGTGACAATATGAACAAAACCGAGACACCATTTGACCTAGTAGTCGACTACAGGGAGGACCGGGCCGATGGCGTTATCGCCACAATGTATGGCCGGGCCGTTCCCTACGACACTCCGACGACAATCTCAGGTGTTGAGGAATCGTTTGCACCTGGCGCATTTGACCCCGCGGCCGTGATTGGCAAGCCTCTAGCGTGGCGGCATGACGCCCCGGTCGGTGTCATCACCGACGCAAGCAACGAAGCCGACGGACTTTACATCACCGCAAACATTCTCGACACAGTCCAGGGTAGGGACGCGGCAACATTGGCAAAAGCGGGCGCGGTAAAGGGATTAAGCGTGGGGTTTGCTCCCCTTAAAAGTTTACGGAATAAGACAGGCTCAACAATTAGGCATCTCAGCGCTCAACTATTTGAGACGTCACTAACCCACATGCCCGCCTATTCCAGTGCGGGTATTTCATCAATAAGAGAAGAGACGACAATGGATCCAGAAGAGACCACCGAAGAGGCCGTAGTGGTCTCAGAGGATAAGGAAGCCCGCGAGGCTATCGCGCAGGTTCGCGAAAGTGTCGCAAAGATTGAGGCCCGCGCATACACCGCCGAGCCAGTCCACCCGCTTGCTCAATACCGCAGCTTCGGGGATTACTCAAAAGCAGTACTCAACGGCGAGACCGAGTCACGCGCACTATTCGACCAGGTCACCGGCGACAACCCCGGCGTCCTGCCACCCAACTGGATGCTACAGGTTATGGGCATCATTGACCTCGGGCGGCGCGTAATTCAGGGAGTCGGCGGCCCACAGTCCGCAGGGACCGCAGGCATGGACATTAACTGGCCATACTTTGACGGCGTTCTTACCGACATCGTCGAGGCACAGGCGAACGAAAAGGACGAAGTCAACTCAGTACAAATCAGTATTGAAAAGGGCACCGCGACTCTCGACACCTACGCCGCCGGCTCGGACATCTCCTACCAGCTCCTGCAACGGTCAAGCCCGTCCTACCTTGACGCACATAACCGGATCATGGCCGCGTCATACGCCACCGTAACGGACCGTAAGTTCACGGCCGATCTGTGGGACGACGGCACCGGTATTCAGGACTACGATTTTGCGGCCGACACAACCGGCGCAGGATTCCGAGAGGCCGTATTTGCAGCATCGGTCAGTGTTGAGGACGCCACCGGGACACCCGCGACCGCGGTATTTGTCTCAACGGCAGTCTTTACCGCTATCGGTGGTTGGTCGACCTTCCAGCCAGAGCCTTACACGGTCCAGAACGTGTCAGGTGTTGCGACCGCGTCCACCCTGCGGGTCAACGTGTCGGGGCTTCCTGTTATCCGCGCCGTCTACCTTGACAGCAATGCGGCCTACAACGCCATTGTCACGAACGGCGCCGCGGCCCGCTGGGTCGAGGACGGACCACGCCTAGCAAGTGCTGAAAATGCCGGAAAGTTGGGTCGCGATATCGCGATCTATGGCTATGGCGTCACCGCGCCATTCTTGCCAGCCGGCATTGTCAGAATGACAAACGTCTAAACCGGGTTAGGTTAGGGGATTACTGATGGCATTAGTGACAGGTCAACAAGTAGCCGACGCGCTACAGCTGACCTACGCGGATGACACGGCCGGGTTTACCCAAGCCGCCGCAGCTGCGCAACTCACTGTCGGTAATCTCCTAACCACCGCCGCACTAGCCGCAGAAAATGCAGCATGTAAAGAGGCGGCGCTACAGGTCGGAATTGAGATCTACCAGGCACGCACCTCGGTCGGTGGGCAGATTGTGTCTGTCGACTTCACACCCGGCCCATACCGGCTAAGTGTTTGGTTGATCCGCAGGGTCTACGCCCTAATAGGTCCATACATGAACCCCGCGGGGATGGTGGGATGAAATGCCCAACGCCCTATCCACGGATGCGAGGCTAGAACTTGCCGGACTCTTAGCAACTGTCACGGGCTATAAGGTCCACGACGTCGCACCTAACGTACCGATACCGCCGTGCTTGGTGATCGTGCCAGATACGCCGTGGATAGTTCCCGAGCGCATCGGGTCAGTCCTCAACTACCGGCTCCGGCTCAAGGTTTTAGTCGTGGTGGATTCTCGAAATAATACGGCCGCACTAAAAAAAATGGAGTCAGCGGTCGAGGCCGTAGCCGTAGCCGTTGGGGACAGTTTCATAATCGACCAGATAAGCCCTCCACAGATAACCGACACCGGAGCCACCGCAGTCCTCGTATCCGAAGTCTCTACCACATCCCACATAATCGACGCATAAACTATTTAAGGAGTTAGTCATGGCAGTAGTAGCAGTCGCCGGATACACGTTCACCGTGTCTCTAGCAGCGGGTGACGTGAGTGATCAGATCACAGACGGCACCATCACACAAACCGGAACCGTAGTCCGCACAAAGACCCTAGGCGGCGTCAACTTTACCCAGACAGACTTTACGTCCGCGGCGTCTTTGTCATTCCTTTACGACGGTGACTCCGGCGTATACAACACCCTCTCGGATGCGGTCACGGCACTTACTGATGTCGCCGTCGTCATCACGGGATCCACTGGCACCTTCACCGGTGACATGTACCCGGAGTCCGTCGAGATTACCTACGACTCGGCAGGCGTCGCAACGTGTAGCGCGTCACTCGTCGGAACCCTGGTGCTTTCCTAATGCTGCCCACGATGGTGGTGGTACTCGACGGGTCCGAACCTGTCGAGTACCAAGCCACCGCCGCGGACATGTGGCTATGGGAGGACCTATCCCAAAAGTCGATCGGCACCGGCGCAGAGTACGGGCTCAGGCTCACCCTGGCATACATCGGTGTCACCGGGAAGGAACCTAAAAACCTAGCCGAAGTGCGCACATGGGCCCGTGAAAATAAAGTCCAAGTAGATGTGGGCAAGAACGTGGACCCTACCGAGCCGGATCATTCCGGCGATTAGTGGTAAGGCTGGCCGTCGCACTTAACCGGCCAGTTCACGAAGTTTTAACGTACGATCCGCAATTGTTTACAACGCTAGTCGAGGAGGTGTTTACGGATGGCAAGTCAAAAGAAAGTTGACATGAACGTCCCGGGCCTCCGGCAGCTACTCCGAGACATGAACAAACTAGACAAAGAAGCGAAAAGCGAACTACGCAAGTCCTCACTATCTATCGCCAAGCGTTATATGGTCCCCGCGTGGAGCATGGCGGCCCTTGAGGCGGGCCCGTGGGGCGAAAAGATCCTACGCACGATTAAAGCTAAGTCCGACCGGATACCCGTCGTCATAATTGGATCTAACCGGGTAGCGTTTAAGCGTGGCGCGTCAGTGAACCAAATTAAGACCGCGTCATCGTTTGGTGTTTCTAAGCGCGGGCGCAATAACCCGAAAGCGGCCGGAGCGGTCGCCGCGTTTGGCACCGGTACCGGGTGGATGAAAGGTGTCG